CTCTTCTTCACAAGACGACGGCTGTTTTGGAGGACCTGAGGTACAGTTTTAGGGAGGGAGGGTACTTTCAGCAGGATAAATACAATGTAAAAATCTGTTAAAAAGAGAAAAATTATGCAAATCGAAAAATTCGAAACCCGTGCTGACAAATACATCGCTCAGATTGAAAAATCCATAAAAAGAGATTACGGAGAAGTCCCGTCTGAGTGGGAGGCACAGTTACAACAACTCCACGATTTATATCTGATGTACTTGAAGGCCGCAGACATGGCGAAGGACGAAGATCCTACGATTAAAATCAACGGCGGACGTACACTTTCTCCGAACTTGAATTTCGGAATTATGGTGCAATGCACGAACTCTATGGACAAAATCCTGAAGCAGTTCGGACTTAACCCGGTCGCTCAGAAGAAACTCAAGGGCGATAAAAAACAGGCTGAAGCCGAAGATTACATGGACGAACTTTGATGGCGAAATCAGATTTATCACATTGGCAAGACTATGCGCTCGACGTCGTCGAGGGAAGAATTCCGGCCGGAAAATATATCCGGCTGGCTTGTGAGCGTTATCTCGATTGGTTCGACCGCGATGATATTTTCTTCGACGTGAAACGCATGGAGAAAATCGAAGACTTCATCTACCACATGAAGCACTTTGAGGGAAAGTTCTACAACAAGCGATTTAAACTTCTTCCGTGGTAGAGATGGGTGCTGTCAAATATTTTCGGCTGGTACTACAAGGACGTCCCGACGAAACGTGTAATAGAATACGTAGTCCTCTTTATCGCACGCAAGAATGCAAAAACGGCACTCAGCTCAGCCATCCTCCTTAGTGAGATGTGCGTTAACAAGGAATAGGGTTCCGAACAGTATATTGCCGCTAATACACGTGAGCAAGCGAAAATCGCCTACAAGTTTATCAAGGGCTACGCACGCTCGCTCGACCCAAAGCACAAGCATTTCCGTATACTTCGTGACTACGTCGAGTATCCTAAGACGAACTCCATTTGTAAAGTTCTTTCAGCAGAAGCAGGCGTACAAGACGGAGCGAATCCGTCGATTTTCCTTATAGATGAAAATCACGCTGCACAGACGGACGATATGTTCCAGGTCTTAAAATCCGGTCAGGCAATGCGTGAAAATCCGCTTGCTATCGTCATATCGTCAGGAGGATATTTGATGGACGGGTTCCCGTTCTACGAGCGTATCTCGATTGCTCACCAGCAACTCGAAGGTGCTGCAAGATTTCCAGATACGAACTTCTTTGCCCTATACGAGATGGACAAGGACGACGACTGGACAGACGAATCACTATACATCAAGGCGAACCCTTCTCTTGGTGAAATCGTACAGCCCAAGTTCCTCCACGAGCGTAAGGAAGAGTCGATGCTCAGCATGACAACGCAGGTCGATTTCAAAATCAAGAATCTTGACCTCTTCGTGACTGCCAAGAACATCTGGCTTGAGCCTCAGATAATTCTTGACAATATGGAACAACTCGATATGGAGCAGTTGGTCGGTGAGATGTGCTACTGCGGAGCAGACTTGTCATCGACGAACGACCTCACTGCTTTCGCTGCCTGCTGGCCACCGAACGAGTATCGCTCCTATTATCCCGACAAGTACTTAATCAAAGTATTTGCCTGGGTTCCACAGTCTGCACTCGAAACTTCGAACGGCAATCTCTACAAGGGATTTATGCACAGGGGGCTGCTGAAGATGACGAGCGGAAACTCAGTCGACTATCAGGAGATTCTGCACGACATTCTGGAGTTCCACGCCAACTATCCCATCGCGAAATTCCATTACGACGAGTGGAATGCCACGTCCTTTACTCAGGCTGCTGTCGCAGCAGGATTGAATATGGTTCCTATGTCGCAGACGTTAGGTTCTTTTAACAGAGGAACCAAGAGTTGTGAAATCTTCCTAAAGCAGCATCAGATTATCCTCGACATGAACGCACTGCTTTCGTGGGCATTCCAGAACGTAGAACTTAAGATGGACGCCTACGGTAACGTGAAGCCGATGAAGGCGAACGGGCAGGTAGCGAAGAAGATAGACCCGGTCATCGCACTGATAGAGGCGTTGTCCGCGCACTTATTTGAAGAACTGTTCAACAATGTCGAAATGATAAGTTTGAAATACTGATAAATATAAAAATAAGCATATTGACGAATCATATGTGGCCATTTAACAAGAAGGTTAAAGAGGAGCGTGAAGCCCCTCAGAATACGCAGCCGCTAGAGCAGGAATGTACTTGCACCAGCGACTCACTTTCGTTCGCCTCTTTGCTCACTTAGAATTATTCGTACAGAAGTATATCACCCGTATTTGCCTGCGTAGAACTGATTTCGACGTCTGTCGCAAGCATTCCCTTGCGTGTGGTAGAAGAGGACGAGTGCGGTCACCGCACGGTCGTGAAGCATCATCCTCTACAGCGCATCTTTAAGGGGAAGAATCTCCAGACAATGAGCATGTACAACATTATGAAGTCTGTGATGCAGGACGTCTTGCTCAAGGGTAACGGGTACATCCTTATTAACAGGGGAGAAAGCGGAGTCGTTACTTCGCTTCGTTATCTTCCAGCCGGAAGCGTCAGCCCTCAGTACCAGGAATACAACGATACTTTGTACTACATCGTAACAGTAAAGATAGGCGACGACTCACGAAAATCACTGAAAGTCCAGCCTAAGGATATTATCCATATAACAAGAACAACCAAGGACGGCGTCATCGGCATATCCACGACATCTTTCGCCTCAGATACTATCGAACTTGCTAAATCCTCGGAAACAGCAGCCAAGAAATTTTTTGACAGCAATCTGAATGTTTCCGGTCTATTGTCTTGCAAGGTAGCACTGAACGAGAAGCAGCGTCAGGACATCAAGAACGCATGGCAGTCTGGTCGTGGCGAGAACGTGCTGCAAGTTCTTCCAATGGGCGTCGACTACGTCCAGTTAGGCGTAGCAGCAAAGGATGCTCAGTTACTTGAATCGAGAGATCATAACGCAGTTGAAATAGCAAGATTCTTCGGAGTGCCCATCCAGTTGATTCAGTCGGCTCAGAACCTGACTTATAAGGCTCTTGAAGATCTTAATAATATCTTCTACCAGTACACTTTGCTCGGCTATATCCGCGCAATTGAGGAAGAGTTTACCAGAAAGTTCTTCATCGACGATGATTTTATCGTAGATATGGACGAGAACGAGTTCCTGATGCGAGTTAACAAGCAGACTTTGTCCACTTATCTGACTTCTCTGGTCGGCGGCGGCATCCTGACTGTTAACGAAGCCCGCAAAGAACTCGGTCTTGCTGAAGTAGAGGACGGAGATAAACTCCATATCGCCTACAGCGACGCTTCGAAGGCTCAGATTGGCGATGAAAATACACCACCTAATGCATAATTATGGCAAAAATTGAGAAAATATACAGAAAAATCGACTCTTTTGAGTCTACCGGACGTACGATTCGAGGTCTTGCCGTAACGGTAGGTACGTGGAGCAAGGATTTAGGCGGATTCAGGGAGATGATTGCTCCCGATGCGCTGACAGACGACCTTATCCTCAACAGCGACGTGATGCTTTGCGTCGACCACGACCCTTCGAAGGTGCTCGCACGCTCGAAGTACGGTAAAGGCTCGCTGACCCTGCGCATAACTCAGCGTGGACTTGAGTTCGAAACAGAAGCCCCCCAGACGACCCTAGGAAATGATATGCTGGAGATGATTAAGCGTCAGGACTACAGTCAGTGTAGTTTCTGCTTCACGATTTCCGGCGAAGAATGGAAGAATGAAGACGATATTACCTACAGAACTATCACAAAAATTGACAGACTCTTTGACGTTTCTATCGTTTATGACCCTGCGTACGACGCAACTTCTGTGGACGTCAGGAGCAATGCTGTACTTTCAACTTTAACAAAACTTAACACTCTCGAAAGAGAGATACTCCAAATATATGTCGGTTAAAAACAAGAGAACTAAAGCGCTTGAGATGCGCAAATTTCTCCTTGACATGATTGCTGACGCCAAGCGTGAGTGCCGAGAATTTACCGAAGAAGAGCAGAAATTATTTGACGAACAGAAGAACGAACTGATTGCTCTTTCTGAGGAAATCAAAGCCACAGACGATAAACTCGAAGAGATTAAGGACGAACTTCCCCAAATCGAAGAGAAGGCCGAGGAATCTGAAGAGGAAAAGCCGGCTGAGGAACCCGCTCCCGAAGAGGAAGCGCCAGCCGAAGAGAAGCCGGCCGAAGAACCGGCAGAAGAGCCTGCTCCAGCCGAAGAGGAACCCGCTGAGGAACCTTCTGAGGAAGAAAAGAAATCAGAAGAAAACGAGAAGATAAATACAGAAGAAGAGAAACCATCACCTGAGGGCGAGAAGCCGGCTGAAGAGCCTGAAAACGAGCCTGAAAACGATGAAAAAGAAAACAAAAGAAAAAATAATAATACTACTAACATGACAAAGAATTTCTCCCTGCTTAAAGCAATTCGCTGCGTCGCCGATGGCAAGCAGTACGATGAACTGACCGCAGCCGTAATCGCTGAGGGTCAGAAGGAATTCCGCGACAACGGTCGCACTTTCACTGGTCAGATCCAGCTGCCTACCGAAAAGCGTACTATCACTGTAGCCACTGAGCACGACGACGTGGTTGAGATGGAGTGGCAGTCATTGATTCTGCCTCTGTTCGAGAACAAGGTTCTCGGCAATGCAAAGCACATCACAGGTCTTAAGGGCGATGTCGTTTATCCTTACATCGACAAGACTAACCCCGGTGCTACTTGGGAAGGCGAAATCTCCGAGAACGCTGAGTCTACCAATACGTTCAGCAAGATTGCTCTGACTCCCCACCGTCTGTCAACAACTGTTTACGTTTCCAAACAATTCCTAATGCAGGAATCGGTAGGCGCAGAGCAGGCAATCCGTGACCTTATCCTTGAGTCACTGGCTCAGAAGTTGGAAAAAACTTTCCTTGGCAAGGGTGCTGCTGACAACACTAACGGCAAGAACATTCCTGCAGGTCTGTTCCACGGCAAGGAAGCCACTTACGTAAAGGACTTCGCTTCTCTTTGCGAGTTCGAGGCTAAGGCTGTTGAGAACTGTTACAACCTGAACAGCATGAAGTATCTGCTCGATCCTAAGTCTTGGGCTAATATCCGCGGTACTTTCACCTATGGCGGCAAGAACACCCGTATGGTTATGGAAGGCGACAACATCGACGGTCGTGCCTATGACATCTCGCAGAACTTCGGTGCTAAGGAGTTCGCTCTGATTGACTGGAGTAACGTAGTCATCGGTGAGTGGGGCGGCATTGAACTTTCTGTCGACGCCAACTCTGTAGGCATGGCTCGCACAGCCCAGGTCGCTATCACTGTTAACGCTTGGTTCGACGCTAAGTTGACTCGTAACGACGCTGTACTGCTCGGTACTATCGACAAGGACGCCGAAACCATCGACGGCAGCACTAACGACTGATTTAGTAGTTGATGAAAATATATTACAAAGTGTGAGTTGAGATACACTCACACTTTGGAATAAAAATTAACGGTTATCATTATGCAAGCGTATATAGATTTGGATTTAATCAAGCACCAGATTAACATGGATTTGGATTACCACCGCGAGGACGAGTATCTGCTCTATCTTGCGGACGTGGCAGTGCGTGCCGTGGAAAATCATATCGACCACGACATAACCGACTATGTATATGACGGCCAACTTGACCCTCCTCTTCTGCACGCTTGTCTTATGATAATTGGCAACTACTATCAGAACCGCGAAAGCGTAACGTACGGTGCAGTGATGCAAGTGCCACAAGGCTACGAGTATCTATTGCAGCGTTATGTCGATTACTCGACAGAAAATCCAAAATGTAACTGCGAATGAAAGCCGGACTCTTTAACACAAATTGCATAATTATGCGGAAACGTGTGATTAGCGGAGACTATCGAGATAAAGAGGTGTGGGAGAATCACTATGAAACCAAATGTAACTTTGTGTGGAATTCTGGCTCCCGTGAAATCGAAAATCGTGAGATAGTCTTCAGCAATGTCGCTACCGTGACCGTACGTGCTTATGTAGACGTGGAAGAAGAGGATCATCTGCTTATACGCGGAGAAGAGTGGCGTATCCTGGCGCTGAATCGCCAGACAGAAAGCACTCGAAACTGCATCGTTCTAAACGTAGAGAAAGTTAACAAATGAAACCGGGAAGGCACGAACCAACAGGAGGACGCGGAAAAGGCGTATTCGTCATCGGGTCGCACGTTAACGACCTGAACGAGTTCGATTTCTACAACCAGTTTCTGGGAGGCTCGCTCTTTCGTGAGGTAACTGCTAAGTCGCTGAAGCACGCAGCACTTCTCGTGAAGAAGTCTGTACTTCAGGAACTCCGGACTGACTTCCCCAATGCCTTTACCCGTGGAGGTTACTACTACGTAGGCGCAGGTTCAGGCTATAAGAAGCGTGACGGAAGCACGAAGCGACAGTACAACGACTCGATGGGCGAAGCAGTACGAGTAGGCAAACTCAAGGGCGGCTGGAATCATCAGGAAATCAAAGTGCATATCCTCGGAACTCGTGCGAAGAATTCTGGTACTTATCGACTGAGATTCTATGAAGGCGGCGGTAGCCGACTGAAGCGCGGAGATATACCGGGACATCACTTCTTCTGGCGAGGACAGAAGCAGATTAACATCTGGCACGTGGTTAAGGAAAATCTTGACAAATATCTGAAGGAAAACGGTTGGATGTAATGTAAGGAAAAATGAAGAACGGAATTCACATAAACAAGTACATCAGACAGTGGCTGACAGGCTCTAAAGCCGTAACAGACCTGGTTGACAAGAAGAACATCGTTCCTCTGGTCGTATCACCTACTGAGCAGCCCTTCATCACCTTCCAGCACGGCCCTATCGAGGTCGACTACTCTAAGGCTCCCGACTCGGTCGTCGTCGACAAAGTCGAAGTCCTTATTGCCATCGTCGCTGCCGACTACGAGCAGTCTATCGACATTGCTGCCGCAGTACGTCAGGCTGTGGAATACCAGCGTTACGAGGATGATGATATATACATTCCGGTCATCACGATTTCCGAAATATCTGAAACCGTAGAATCGGACAACTATATTCAGCAGATTCTGTTGGATTTCGAGATACAATCAAAGAAATAAAAATTAATTTTTACATAATATTATGTCAAAGTATGTTAAATCGAACTTAATTAACCTGTTCTACAAGACAGCCGATGGTTACAAGTTCTTCGCATACGGCCAGAGCCACTCTCTGAGCGTTTCAAGTTCTACTTCGGAGGTTTCTAGTAAAGACCATGGAAATCACCCTGATAGCGAAGTTACTCAGACCTCTTTCACCCTCTCTGGTGAGTTCTATTTTACCAAGGAGAACGCCAATACTGCACTGGCTATGGCAAACGCTGCAACTCCTATCACTTTCTGCTTCGCTCAGGTCGCTGAGACCAGCGCTGCTGACGGCTTGCAGCCTGTAACCAACTACGGCAGTCAGACCTCTTGGACAATCGGTTCAGACTTCAAGGAGTACGGTAATGCAATCATCACATCGTTCTCTATCCAGAGTCAGACAGGTGAAGTCGCTACTTGCTCTATCGAGGCTACCGGTCAGGGCGCACTGAGCGCTACTGAGCCTTCTGGAGACAACGCTCACGCTTGGGACGATACAACAACTATCAACGCAAGCACTGGTAACTGATCAACGCACAATAAGAGAAGTCATATCTTGCTTTTCTCTTTTTATTTGAATTTTATTCGGGACCGCTCCGGCAATATGCTGAGGCGGTCTTTTTATGTAAAGATAAATACATTAACGAAAATGATATTAAAAGAGAAGATTATGACTATCGAAATTAATGACAAAAGCGTCGAACTGAAGTTCAGTTTCCGCGCAGAAATGCTCTTTGAGCAAATAAACGAGAAATCGTTCACAGCCGCAAATACTACTGAGTGGATTCAGCAGTTATTCTGCTACATAATCGCCATGCTAGGCGACGGAAGCGTCAAATACGACGAATACCTCAACTGGCTGGACAAGAACCCCAACGTTCTTTATGATTTTATCGAGTGGTACACCACAACGATGACTTCTATCAACGAAGTACGCAAGATGGGGTCAAAAAAAGAATCGGGGGAGAAGGCGGCGAAGGGTAGCACAGCAAAAAAGAAGAAATAAAGTGCTACTTTTCCTACTGGTTCCGCAAATTATGTTTCGAGTACAAGATTGTTTCCGTAGAGTTCTTCTTCAAGATGCAGCCGCTCGACATAGATATGATTGCAGACCACGTTCAGTACACCGACCGCCCCGTCTGGGATTGCACGCGAATCCTGTCGCTCTATATGATTGCTCCTTATTCGAAGAAGCGCCAGAAGATTCAGGATCTCTTCCCGCTACCTTGGGACGAAGAAGCAATAAGCGACCAGACAGAAGAGGATTTCAAGGCACACGTAGCAAAAATGAACGAGCTCGCTAAAATGTTATAATAATTAGGACAGATGGCATCAGGACCAGCACTTTCACTACAAATAGGCGCCGACTCTTCGGGCCTCAAGCAAGAATTAGGACAGGCCGCTTCAGAAGTCAGGAACTTCGGTAGAAGCGCCCAAGATACTGCATCTCAAGTCGAGTCGCAAGTCGAAGCACAAGTACGCTCGCTCGCTACAGCAGCGAACTACAAGAAAGAACTTCGTGCGGCTACTATGGAAGTGCAGAACCTCACTATGGCTTATCGCCAACTCACTGAGGAACAGCGCAATTCGGGACTCGGCTCTGCAATCGCTGAGCAGTTGGACGCTGCAAAGGCACGAGCAGCCGAACTCAAGGACTCTATCGGTGACCTGAACGATGAAATCAAGAACATGGCATCAGATACGTCATCTATGGATGCCATTAACCAGGGTCTTTCTCTTGTTCGTGACGGCATGTCTGCGTTTATCGCAATCACCGGAATGGCTGGTGCTAATACGGAAAAGTTCGAGCAAGTGGTCAAGGACGTCGGTCAGGTGATGCTGACCATGAACGCCATCATAAGCGCCACGAACGCTCTTCAGAAATAGAGCGCACTTATGGTTGGCATCCGCAATCTTCAGGACAGTATACGCAGACGCATTATACAGCAGACTACAGCCGCTCAGGTGGCTCAGAACGCTTCTACAGTCGCTGGTACTGCATCAGCCACTGCTGAAGCCGCAGCGACGACAGCAGACGCTACTGCAAAGGGTGTGGCTACAGCCGCTACAGTCGCTCAGACTGCTGCTACTGTTAAACTGACTGCCGCATAGAAAATCTTTAACATCGTAGCCGCTGCAAACCCCTACGTGCTCCTCGCTACCGTGATTCTTGGCGTAGGCGCAGCATTATACGGTCTTATCTCAGCATCTCACGATGCTACAGACCAAATGAAGAAGGAACAAGAGGCTGCTGAGAAATTAAAAGCAGCCCACGAGAAGCGATTGAATCAACTCAAGTCGATAGGTACTGCATCAGGTAACGTAGCCGCTGAGATGATGCGTCTGACAGCAGAATACAAGAATCTCAAGACTGAAGCGGAGAAGATGCAGTGGATGGAGGAAAATAAACAGCGCTTCCATCAACTCGGCTTCGAAGTGGAAAATCTCTCAGACCTTGAAAATATCTTCGTAAAGAATACGGGAGCAGTCGTTTCCGCATTGATTGCACGTGCAGTCGCTGCGAAGAAAGCAGAACTCGCAGCACAGAAAATCGTCGAACTCCAGGAAGAACTCAATCAGCAGGATCTTCAGTTCGATGAGGGCGACGTTATTTCAAAGAATGGCGCCCGATATAAGGTTTTTACTGGAAAGCAAGAACTTTCAGACGAAGAAGCAAGAGCAGCCGGCGTACGCACAAGGGACGAGCGCAAGCGCACCGACAACTCCCTTACTGCAATGTATCAGGCGCAGTACACAGGCGGCTCACGTACGTACTGGGACGCTTATACTGAAGATGAAATCAAGAAAGTTAACCAGTACAGAAACCGCGTCGGTCTAGAACGTCAGCGTGCTGTTAAGGCTACATATGACCAGCAGGTAAAGGGCATTCAGCAAGGCGTAGAAGAGGCTGTAAAGGCTCAGTACGAAGCAGACAAGAAACTCTACTCGCTCGTTAAGAAGCCTACCCTGAAGACTACCACAAATACGCCTAAGACGGAGCAGGAATCTCCGCTCGCAGGTTCGCTCGCAGACTTGAAGAAGCAGCGTGAGGACTTGATTAAAATCCAACAGAACGCTACTTATAAGAAGCACAAGACGAACGCAGACGAAGTAGCGAGGGAAATCGCTCGTCTGGACAAGGCGATTGCAGATGCTGAATTCGACATTGATTTTAATACGGATCCTGCTAAGGTTTCCCTGGAAGCAATTGAGAAGAAGTACGACGAGGTTTATGCAAAGGCTCGTTCTCAGAAACTTGATGGAGCAGACTTGAGCCAGGCCGGTACCAATCTGTCGCTGCTGAATCAGGCAGACGTTAACCGCAGATACACAATAGGCTTCGACATAAAGCCGGCAGAGGATTCGCTAATCGCTCTACAGAAGAAAGCAGACGAGATATTTGCCAAATTGCAGAATCCTGAAGTCATCGGTTCCGCAGACTTCTCCAAAATGAAGGCTGAATACGATGCACTTGTCGACCAGATTAACAAGAAGAAAATCGAACTTGGAATTGATACGAAACCCGCAGAGGATTCCGTAGACGACTTGCAGGCTCGAATCATCGACTTGCTCGGACAGCAGAACGCAATTAAACTGGAAATTCAGACCGATGAAACAAAGGCTCGTATCGAAGAACTCCAGGGTAAAATCGACGAACTCAGGCAGAAGATTGACGGTCAGTCCACGGTTCTGACAATTAATACTACGCCGGCTCACGCTTCGATGAAGGCTATCGAAGATAGAATCGCAGCCCTCAAGAAGCGCTTGAAAGAGGACGTTACACTCGACATCGACGGGCAGAAGGACATCGTCAGCGAGATTAAGAGAGCAGAAGCCGACCTCAAGCAGCATAAAATCACAATCGGGTTGGAAACAGACCCGTCAGCCGAGCAGTTGAAGACTCTTGCAAAGCAGACTGAGGATATGCTGAAGCCTAAGAAGCAGTCATCATTCAAGATGGCTGTAGGCGTCGATAAGCCTGAAGGACTGGAAGAACAACTCCGCTTAATCGAGCAGGCCATGAACTCCAACGACCAACTTATCGCCAAACTCGAAGAGCAGAAGGCGAAGTACGAAGAGTTAGGTCAGACCGGTTCCGAAGCATATCAGAAAATTATTGACAAAATCAAGAGTCTGAACGAGGAAAATCAGAAGATGGGCGGCGATGCCAAGAAGACGAAGCAAGCGGCAGACAATGCCAAGAAGACTTCGAAGAATTGGGAATACGCCACAGACGCTGTCGGAAACTTCGGTTCTGCACTCAGTTCTATAGGTGATGCGACAGACAGTCCAGAACTGAATGTGGCTGGTGTGATAGCACAGACTTTGGCAAATCTGGCTATGGGTGCTTCTCAGGCAATCAGCCAGGCATCTACGCTAGGCCCGTTTGGCTGGATAGCATTCTCCGTACTCGCTATGGCGCAGTTAGCCAGCATGGTAGCACAAGTGTCAAGCATCACTTCACACGCAGGCGGTGGCTTCATTCCGGGCAATTCTTACAGCGGAGATAAACGGTTAGCAAGAGTTAATTCTGGTGAATTAGTGTTAAATTCTAATCAGTAGATGCGACTGTGGAATCTTGCCAACGGAAACGCTCGTCTGAACGGCGGCGAGGGAGGAACTCCTATGGACGTTACCTTCGTACTTCGCGGAGCAGACTTGTTCGGCTCAATCAAGAACTACGAAAAGATGAAGTCGAGAACAGGCAAATAGAAATCAATTTAATTTACAAATGCTATACTACGGTACTTTTAAGAACAGGACGAATACGAAGGACATCGCAGTCTATATACAGACTGAGGGTTCTTCTACTCAGACTGTGCATATGGGTGAGGCGAACGTCGACGACATCCAGTTTATGATGCAGGATCCGGTTGTCATTTCGTCTGAACTCGATAATACGTTCGACGTTCTGATTGTCCACGAATGCACTATCAACCTTCTCGTGCGTGAGTATTTAGGCGACTCGCTTTTCACTGGTTCAGCGAGAAACGTGATTGTTAACGTCTGGGAGGGCGACAAGTGTATTTTCGCTGGATTCGTCGAGCCTAATGTCTACAACCAGCCGTGGGACAAGGGATGGGTCAGCCTTTCACTTTCCTGCACGGACGCTGTGGCGACGCTTCAGTACTATAATTACCAGAACCTGATTAACGAAGAGCAGTACAATGATTACAAGATGCACTCAGGCTCCGTAAAATTGATAACGATTCTGAGTGATATGCTTCGTGCAATCCCGACGCTTGACCTGAGAAACGGGCTGTCGAATATCATATACTACGACGGTTCCGTACGGCTGTCTAAAACGGCCTCAGCGACGTCGATATGGGACGAAGTGCAGTTATACGAACTTCTCTTCTTAGGCGACGAATTCGACGACGTATGGACGCTTGAGGACGTTTTTACGGAGATACTGAAGTACTTCAATCTCCATATGCGCCAGGAAGGTCTGAACATCTACATATATCACTTGGAAAGCGTACGCAGACGCCAGACAATCAACTGGACTCCGCTGTTAATCGGCCAGGGTAACTATAGGGTCAGTCAGGATTCGGTCATCGTCGACGACGACGGCGATCCTCACGAAGAGTTGATTCCGCTTGATGACGAAACCGGAATCCATCTCCCCGGAAATAGACTGCCTGAAGTCCTCGGAGATGAAATCGTGCGAGTCGGTAACGAGTGGAGAAAGTACTACTACTGGGTCTATCCTAACGGCGACAAGGTGAAGAATCCTTTACATTATGAGGTCGTCGACCCGTCCGGAGATTTAGTATACATCCACTTGAAAGATACTTCGACGTACAAGATATTAACGCAGTCACCAGACGGCGACTACGTATACAACGAATTGGAAGCAGCACCAGACGGTGCTTATTCGGGCGGCACTTTCAATAAGCCGTACTTCCAGCCAAAAGAAAACGAATTTATTATAGCAGAACGTTAATTATATGGTACATGTTTATCAATTAAATTTTCCCGGTGATTCAGGTACTTCTATACCTAGCGGAACGTCATTCACATCAAGTGATGGCGTTGTAAAAATGACTATCATAAACAGTGGAAGTCAGACTATCGAATACAGCAACCAAAGTCAATATGTATATTTTAATGGAACTGATAATCAAAACTATTCTAATACTAGTTATATCTATATTTAGGTTCTTGATAGTACCTATCTGATGTATACTTTTGAACAAGAATTCAGAAAATCAAGTTCTTCGGGATATTTTTATAATCGGTATGCTTCAAGATATAGCAATAAAAAAGATAAAATAAGTGCTGATTCAGAAGTAACTACATATACAAGCAGTAACTTAAATTCAAAAAGATATGATATCATTTTTATAACATCTGATATAAGCGGATCATATTGTGCTACACTGACTCTACGGACACCAAATACTATCACTTATGTGGTTGATGGTAGTCAGTACGCTCAGAATATACATTACTATGGAGATAGAGTTACTGCTCCCG